CCGGACATCAACTCGACCACGTAGTTGTTCTCGTACGCCTCCTGCTTGAAGCTCTCGGTGCCGAGGTTGTACTCCTTCTGCGTCCTGGGCTTGAGCTCCCACTTCCTCTTCAACTCGTCCGGGATCATCATCTTCTTGGACGAGAACGAGCTGACGACGGTCAACAACACCTCCTTGACGTCGTGGTTGATGTCCCAGTTGTAGACGAAGTGCATGAAGTTCTCCATGACGAAGGAGGGGGACCACTTGGACGCGTCGGCGTTCATCGAGAAGAAGAGCGAGTTGTTCCCCTTCTTGACGGACGACCTCATGGCCTCCCTCATGTCCGCCAACGTGTCGGACTGCGTCTCGGCCTTCTGGTGGGTCTTGGTCAACATCTCCTTCTCGTGGATCTTGCACAAGTTCTTGGAGTAGGTCTCCAAGAACTTCACCACGATCCTCAACTTGATGGACTGTATCAAGATCTCCCTGGGCCCGCCGATCTGCGCCTTGGGGAAGATGGCGAAGATGGCGTCGACGTGGGTCATCGACTGGCACATCTCCAAGAGCACGTTGGTGGACAACATGTCGACCTCCTCGAACAACGTCAAGAACGACCTGGACTTCACGATCCTGTTCGTGAACTCGAGGGCCTCGGACTCGTACGGCCCGGACTTCAAGGACGAGGTCATCATCATGGCCGAGTTGACCACCGCGTTGATCGACATCATCTCGGCCTCCTTCAACTTGACCTTGTTGACCTTGTCCTGGAAGAACCTCTTGGTGGAGATCACGACGTACTTCTTGTCGAAGGTGTGGAACTCGTCGTCCTTGTTCAAGAAGTTCTCCACGTCCTCGATGTTCCCCCTGCTCTCCTCCGTGTTCTTGATCTTGTCGAAGTGGTTCTCCATGACCTCCTGCTTGTTGACGATCTGCTTGTTCCTGTGGGAGTTGAAGCCGGCCTCCTTGTCGAACAGGTTGCAGAGGTACATCTCGTCCATGACCCTCGAGAACTCGATGAGCGTGTCCAAGTCAAAGAACGACGGGAGGTGGAACCTGTCGTAGTCGTTCGACGTGTTGGTCATGTTCAAGATCCTGTCGTTGGTCATGTTCTCCGCCTGGGGCAACATCTTCATGAACCAGTCGAACTGGGTTATCCTCACGTAGGCGGCCCCGTAGGAGCGCACGGGGCCCTCGAAGATCTCCTTCGCCAACTTCTTCCTGTTCGACACGTAGGAGGTGATGGAGTGCACCAAGTACCTGTTCAACTGCAGCGAGGTGCTGGTGTCCCTCTTGTTCTCCATCAAGATGATCAAGTACATCATGTTGATCTTCGTCCTCAAGTTCATCGTCTTGTTCAGGTTCTTCGAGTTCTCCTTGTCCTTGTCCAAGATGGAGGACAACAGGGAGATCGTCACCTCCTTCATCTTCGCGAAGTGCCTGATGTCGGTGATGGAGGCGGACAACCACTTCGTCCACACCATGTTCCTGTCCTCCTCCATCTCGATGAACGAGTGCATGATCTTCGAGTTCGTCAACATCAAGTTCTTCTTCGGGATGATCAGCCTGTACCTGATCTGCTTCTGGGACGTCAACTTCGAGCCCTTCTTCACCATCAAGTAGTAGTTGCCGAAGTTCTTGGACACCGTGTGCCCCGACGAGCTGTTCAAGATGTGCCTCCTCCCCTCCATGTAGCACAAGTTCTCGAACAAGTCCGACATCGACGTGATCATCGCCCACGCGTTCGTCTTCATGAAGTCCTGGATCTCGGGCTCGAACGTGTTCGGGCTGATGGGGTTGTAGAACTTCATGTCCGCCGTCTTGCACATGTACTCCGCCAAGTCCTCCATCATCATCTTGTCGAACTTGTAGTTGATGCCGACGCCCTCCGTGTTGTAGAACTCGGACTCGATGTGCTCCTCGGACTTCTTCTCGTCCTGGAAGTCGAAGTCCCCGTGGTAGTAGACCGTGCCGTCGTCGGTGTAGTCGAACTCGCCGGCCAACGCCATGCTGTTCCCCCTCAAGTAGAAGGGCATGTTGTCCTCGTTGTTCAACCAGAACGGGGCCTTGAACAACTTCGGGATCTTGAAGTCCGTCCTCGACTCGGCGGCCTTCCTCTTGTTCGCCTCGTTCTTCATCATCTTCCACATCGAGGCGTTGATCCCGGAGTAGGAGTTGGAGAACATGTTCGAGAAGGAGTCGGGGTAGGACTCCTTGCTGATGAACGACACCATGGCCGACTTCACCTTCTTCTTGTACTCGTCCACGTCCAACTTGGAGGTCTCCTCCAAGTCCTGCACGATGCTGGTGTCCATGAAGTAGACCTTGTCCTTCTTCTTCCCCCTCAAGTCCTTCCTGGAGTCGGCCACGTCGACGGCCTTCATCCTCTTCCCGTTCAACTTGTTCTTAGCGGAG